TCAGCCCAGATTGACCTGCGTGACCGCCTCGGGCCCTGCCCCATAGCTGGTCGACAATTGCTCAACGCGCACTTCAACCACCCCGGCCATACCCACCGACAACTGCGTCTCCGCCTCCAACTGTACGTTGGAACTGCTCGTGAGGATTTCATAGACTATGTCCCCCGCCTGCCAGATCGTCAGCCGATAGTCTTCGCTTTCCTCACCCAAGGGCACCTCGGCAACCTCCCAATTGTCGCCCCCGACGCGGGTCTGGCGAATCCATCGGATGTCCAATGTGCCCGCCGCGTCTACCGTCGCCCGCAGATGCACCGGCGCATAGGGCCGCAGACCGTTGCCTCGGAAGGCATGCGTTGCCTCGGCGTAAAGCGGATCACTGACAGGCCGCGAGGCAGGCCCAACGCAGTAGCTGCGCGACAGACCAATTTCCGACGATGCCATGTCCAGCTGTTCGGCAGCCCCTGTCCAGGCCACAAGCCACGACCCAGCAGGCCAGCCCCCTGCCCCCGCCACGCCGCTGCCGCGTTGCCCGCGCAACAGGGTCGAAAGGGTGTATTCATCCGTACCGGTCAGTTCCGCGCCTGCAAACTGCACGACTTCCCAGTTGTCGGGTGTACCATCGCCAATCACAGCAACATTCGCGCCTTCCAGCACTGCCGCAGCGGCGCGGCTTTGCAGGTGGCCCCGGATCATCTGAACCGGCACCTCTGTACAGCGGTCCCAAACGCCCAGCGCACCTGCCGGGAGAGCCTCTTGTAAGATGCCCACCACAGGTGGCTGTGTCAGCAGCACGTACAAGGAATAATCATGGTCCGTCAGCGCCCGATAGACCGCCGCTGCGCCGGGCCAAGGGTCCGCCACTGCCATGACATGCGGCGCATGTGGCACCTCATCGCCAGTCAGCAATGGCAAGTCCATAAAGAGCGGCGTTAAAGGCGACAGTGCTGCGAACCCTGCCAAGCCTCCCTCGTCCAAATCAAGGTCCCGCGTCTCATAACTCTCTTCTGACACGCGCACCGCTTCACACCTCAGGGCCTCCGCCCGTTCAATGCGATCAATCCGGTAGTCCTCGCCCGCGCCAGTATCAGACGGCAAAGTCACCACATCCCCAACCTGCACATCCATCTGTGACAGCGGCAAAGCAAACTGGGCCCGGTCCTGCGCCAGTCGCGCCTCAGAAAGCCACCTTTCAGCGACCTCCCGGGCCTCGCCGCGCTGCAGGCTCAGCGCCATTTCGGTGCGCGAGACAACGTCGCTTTCGTCATCCGCAAAATGCGCATCTTCCAGCAGGCTGTCATAGTCGCCATAGGCCGTCACAGCGGCGACCTGCACCCTACCAATGGTCTCGGCATCTGATTGCCGAGTTCTGATCAACGGCCCGTCTAGGTCCGGCAAGACCGCCAGTTGTTCTTCGACCAACGCGCGCTTGGATGGTGCGCCACGCATCAGAAAATGCAGCATGCCATCCCGCTCCACCGCGTCAAACCCATAGCGCAACATCAAAGGCTGCAGGCTCTGCCTCGCGGTGGACACCTCATCCACCACATAGCCGCGCACAACGCCTTCTAGGCCCGAAACGTCGATGCGCGTCAGTCCCGATGCTTCGCAAATTTCCCTCACAACAGACGCTAGGGACCGGTGTGTGGACCGACCAGATATCCAATGCCCGCGCCGGAAATTCGCGCCATCGCTCCAGAGGTCGGTATTGCGTGGAAACCATGGGAAAGGCCGTGTGTCATAGGCCCAGACAAAGGCACGGGACATATCAACCATCGGTCCCTCATAAACCTCCGAGGTCGGGTTGTTCGCCCCATCAGACCAGAACCGATACTGCGCCCTGAGGTATTGCATCTGAATGTATTCATCAGGTTGCCCATCCGAGAAATATGGCAACTGGCTTTCAGACGACTTGGGGTCGAGAAACTTGTTGGGTTGATTGGTGCCCTTATCAACAGCCGCACAGCCGAGTTCCGTGAACCAGATCGGCTTGGATTGCGGCACCCAAGCGGTTGGCGTTTCTTGCCGCACGCCACCGATCCGATCATGGTGCGCCTGAGACCACCAATTGCGAATGTCCTTGTAGCGATAGATCCACGCTTCGCCGTAAGCCCAATCCGTGATGGCCGCACGCTTCTGCGTGTTGCGCGCATTCTCAGTTGGGTAAAACCAATCATACCCTTCTCCGCCGGCAATATTGTCCATTAGGTAGTCCAGATCGTAGATCGACCCATAAGGGGCATCCAAGTGATCGTGCCCATCCCGCCAATCCGAAAGCGGCATGTAGTTGTCGATACCGACAAAATCCAACTCCTCCTGCGCCCAGAGCGGATCAAGGTGAAACAGTCGGTCATCACTGCCAACTTCGGGCTGATAACCAAAATACTCACTCCAATCCGCCGCATAACTGAGTTTGACATCTGGCCCCAAAATCGCGCGCACCTCTGACAAGAGGTCAATCAGTTCAGCAACCGCAGGAAAGTCCCCCTGATCATCCCGCACCCAGGTCAGCCCCCGCATTTCAGAGCCGATGCAAAAGGCATCAACCCCTCCTGCGGCCTGACACAGCGCCGCCTGATGCAAGATAAACCGGCGATAGCGCCACTCATCGGGGCCAGAGTAACTCACTGCGCCGTCTGCTACCGTGAAGTCCGATGCCGACGCCGTGCCAAAAAACGCCGCAACTTCGTCCGCGGCTGCCTGCATGCCATCCACGCCAGCCAACCCCGGAGCCACCGAACAAGTAATACGTCCCCGCCACGGAAACGCGGGCTGGTCCTCTGCGCCAGTCCAAGGATCAGGCAGGCCATTCCCCTCCATCTGATCCATCAGAATGAAAGGATAATACAACACCGCCTTCCCCGTCGCCTTCAGATGCGCAATTGCGTCAATCACTGAAGCATCCGCAGGCGTGCCGCCATAGACAGGTCGCCCCTCCACCTGCGGCACCGCCTGCGCCGATGAACGCGGAACCCCCGCGACAACCCAAGGGACCGAGCCATCAAAATCCGTCTCTTCAATCTTGGGTCTGATCTCACACGCATCGCAGCGCAGATCATTGCCAAACCAACTCACCACCAAAGACGTCGCCCTGCAGGCGGGCAGGTCATTGTCCAGAACTTCAATGGCGGTTTTGAAATCCGCCTCCCCCGAAGGTGAATTCACATTTGCAGGCCACGACTTCCCAGGGCCGTTCTCGTAATAGACAGGTGTGCTGGACAAGGCGTATTCCCCAGACCCAGGGATCAAAGCCACTGCCTCCGTCCGCCTGACCAGATCAAACGCCGCGTCCTCTTGTGTGGCCGGAGCCGGTCGGCTGACTTCAAATGAGAACTGCGGCACCCGATTGCCAAAGGGCGTCAGGTCCAGGTCTTCAAACACCACATAAGCTGTCCCGCGATAGGCAGGCACTGCGCCCACACCCTCAACCGCTTCGATCTTCGGGTCTGGCAGTTGCGTCTCTCTGCCCGGATAAACCCGCATCGTCACATCAGCCATGGAAATCTCGCGCCCATCAGCCCAGAGCCGCGTCACGCCAGTGATCTCCCCCTCACAAAGCCCTAAGGCGAGCGACACCGAATAGCTGTAAGTGGTCTCCTTGGGCTGCGGAGGTCGGCCTTTACCGCCGCCTGTCGTCGTGACGGTTTCCTTAAATCGCGTCGCCCAAATGACATGCCCGGCAATGCGCATCCGCCCATAGACCTGCGGGATCGCGCGCCCTTCTGCGGCCCCTGACAGGCGATAACGATCGATTCGCCCGGTTTCGATGGCCCGTCCGCCACCGCCCAGAATGCGTTGATCAATTGCGTTGCCGATCACACCCCCAGCAAAACGTCCAATCGCCACCGACGACAGCCCCAAGACCGATCCGCCCACGGCTCCGCCAATCGCCGCACCTGCGGCGGATAACACCATCGTTGTCATAAGAGCTGCTCCTTACTGAGGATCTTCTGAGGGCGCTTGGGCTGTCATGGGTTCAGGAAAGGCAAAACGCGCCACTATTCGCCGCGCCCAAGGGGCCGACAAAGGGCTTTCCACCACCGTATGCCCCGCAAAAGCGTGAATGAATCGAGGTTGACCCCCAACCAAGGATTGAACACCCAGATGTTTGGCAACCGCCCGGTCACACATTCGAAACAACAGAACATCACCCGGCGCTGCCGCTGCGAGATCCTTTGGCACCAAATGACGGAGCGCCGCCCGCCAAAGCACCTCGTCCTGCGCCGTCTCAGACCAATCTGCCGAATAGGCCGGGGCCACCTCTGGCTCTGCGCCCAACACGCCGCGCCAGACACCTCGTATCAACCCCAGGCAATCGGTCCCGGCCCCCAACCGAGACGCCTGATGCACATAAGGCGTCCCAATCCATCGGCGCGCCTCGTCAACAATATCCTGCCTCATCGCAGGCTCCCGCCGTCATTCACGCCATCCCTGCGCGGCAGAGTTGTGATCCAGTCGTCATTGGGAATGTCAGGAAAGCCCCGGAAATTCAGCGCATCGTTAAACTTAAACCGGCTGGTCGCAAACGACCGGTCATGCCCCGCGATCAACCGCACGGGCTGCCCAACGTCCAGAGACTGTGGCAGCGGCTCCCAAAGTGTGATCTGCCGTCCGCCCGCAATCACCTCATCCGATTTGATCACGACATTCAGTGACAGATCATCAATGATGAACAGGCCATGCGTGAACCATCCCGTGTCACAGCCCTCTGCGCCAATCACTTCAAAAGTATGCGGATCGAGCTGATCCACCACCTCGACCTCTGCCGAATAGGCCGGTGCCGTCAGATCAACCTCTAATGCGGCAACACCCATCGGGCAGCTTTTCTGAAACACCCGCCCGCGCGGCTGGTTCAGCACCTCGCTCAATCCGCGCACTTCGGCCTGAAAGGCCTGCCCGACACGCGTGATCTCTCCGATCTGACCGGCAAAGATCACCGTGCGCTGCGTCGGCGCCGCCCAATTGACCAGCCAGCACTGCACGTCGGCCCCATCATAGCGCCCGGCGGCGATGTCTTCTTCGGTGATGGCATCCGCACTCAAGGCCCCGAGTGTCTCGGTATTATCAACCGCCAGCCCCGTCGCCTGATCCAGCGCCATGGCCGTCAGCCCGCTGTCCGCGCGAAAATCGACACCGTCAAATGACAGCGCGCAGTCATGGTCAGTAAACCCAAGCACCACACCATCCCTGCGCGTGACCTGCCAGCACCGCGCCAATGTGGTCAGTCCGCTCTCAAGATGCGCTTTGAGCTCTGCTGAAATCCCCATCAGACACGCACCTCCACCACGGGCACATTGGGCATGTCGCCCGCCTGAAAACTCGCCACGCTGGTCTGAATGCGATCCGTGTCAAAGCGCACCGGCACGTCAAATTCAAACCCAGCGGTCACTGGCTCTCCCGGCGCGGGGGCCTGCACCAAAGTGATCTCACCCCGCGCTGTATCCAACGTAAAATCAACGGCTTCCAGCTGTTCAGTATCCGCCACACCAACCCGGACAGTGCCTGCGACGGGCTTGCAAATCGGGCGCTGATACCGCGCCTCTCCGCTTTGATAGGTCTTGTGAAGCTGGAACACGTGGGTTTGCCCATCCCCCTCACCAATCACCTGATCGCGAAAATCAATTTCGGCACTCGGGAGGGCGGATTTGAAATCCGACCAATCCTTCCAACGAAACCCGTAAAGCTGACCGCGCCGCGCTTCGAAGAAGGCAATCAGCGTCTCGATATCATCCAAAGACCGCACGCCAACGCCTGCATCATAGCGACGGCGCGCATGCGCCCAGGGCGTATTGCGTTCCTCAAACCCATTGGTCAGCGTCACGATATCCGTCCGCCGCTCTGGCCCACCGATCGAGCCGAAACTCAGGTTGGTCGGAAATCTTACCTCGTGAAAACTCATGCGACACTCCTCACATATTCCGCTGCCCGCGCGCGATGGCGCGGGTCATTTGTGTGGCGATCTGGCCCTGAGAGCGGCGAAATCCTTCGACATCCGAGGTCTGGATATTCATCACAACCTGTACAGGGCGGCCACCACCACCGCGCACGCCCAATTTGCCATCCGCCCCGCGTGCCAAGGGCATGATCGCCTCTGGCCCCGCTTCACCCATCACACCAAGCCCGCCGCGCATCGTGAAAGCTGTGGCCTGACTGACAATGCCTCCGTTTGCAAAGGGCATGACCCGCCCCTGCGTAAAAGCCGCCCCATCGGCAAAGGGCATCAGCCCCCCGACCAGACCGCCAATACCGCGCGCAATCAGCGCGCCAAAGTGATCCGTCACCGGCGTTACCGCCGCCTCATAGGCGCTGTCCATCACGCTTTTGAAAACATTGCGCAGCGCATCACCAAGGCTATCGCCGTCTTGCACCAACCCATCGACGGCCTTCTTCAGCCCTTTGGACATACCCTTTTCAAAGGTCTCAAAATCGCCGCCCGCGCTTTGCAAACTGCGCCGCACCCGGTGCAATTCTGTGTCAAACGCCGCCAGCATCTCTCCGGTCGCGGCAGCACTGTCACCAATGTCACCAAGGTGATCCCGAAACGCGTCCATGCCCTCATAATCCGTCATGTTCCTGTCCTCTCTGATCTGGATAGGCCGTCAAAAGCGCCTCCAATTGCGGGCGGCTCATCGGGGTCACGCCTTGAGGCTGACCAAGCATCACCGCAAGTTCGGCAGGCGTCAGCGCCCAGAATGCCTTTGGGTCCAGGCGCAAGTCATGCAGCCCCGCACGCATAAGGCTGCGCCAGTCAAAGCCCGTCATCGCCCTCTCCCGGCACCACAAAAGCCACCGCCAGCAATTGCGCCGCCACCCGCGCCGCCTGCAAAGGGCCACCGGCAATATCGGCCTTGGCCAGATCGCCTTCTGACCCGTCCCAATCACAGGCCGTTAGCCCTGCATGCAGCAATGCAATCACATCCCCTGCACCAAACGCCCCGCTTTCAAAGCGCTCAACCAACGCCATCAAGGATCCACTCGCCAAACGCGCTTCCAAAGCTGCCAAGGCTCCAAGCGTCAGCTTGGCCACGCAGCGCTTTCCGTTGACCGTCAGCGCTACTTCTCCCGCATAGGGATTGGCCATGGCTTAAGCCGCCACAAAGGTCAGTGCGCCAGCCGACGCCAAAGCCAATTCATAGGTCGCCTCGCCATTATGCGTGCCCGCATAATCCAGCGCCGTGACCTGAAACGGGCCCTCAACCGTGCCAAAATCAGGGATAATTACCTGAAACGCCGGGACTTCGCCGTCAAAAAACAACTGCCGTGCCCGCTCATCCGTATCGGCATCTTTAAAGATGCCCGACCCGGAAATGGACGCCGACTTTACGCCCGCCCCACCCAAAAGTTCTCGCCAACCACCCTGGCTTTCCAAAGACGTCACATCGACGCTTTCGGCATTAAAACTGATCCGCGTCGCGCGCAGCCCTGCCAGCGTGACAAAACTGCCGTCCCCCAGAATATCCACCTTGATCAATAGATCCTTACCGTTCTGTGCCGCCATCTGCCCGGCCCCCTTCGTTTGATGAAATCAATTGTCCTGAACCCGCGCCGCAAACCGCAGGTCGATCCGCCGCAAATTCGCGGCTTCTTCCCGGCTTGCCACCGCGCGTTCAAACCGCATCGCCACAAGATGACCGCGCGCCAAAGCCAGATCGGCCTCGGTCAAAGCGTCACTTACAGCCACCGCGACCGCCTTCGCCCCGGCAAAACCGCTGACGTCAGACACCACAGAGACCTCAATGCGATGCAAAGCCCCGCTGCCGTCGCCATCGGACCGATCCAGCACCACTTCTGGCCCCAAGGTCACATAAGTCGACGGGATCGTGCCATTGGGCACCTCGTCGTAAATTGCGCTGCCAATCAGCCCTGCCAGCGCGCTGTCCGCCAGCAAATGCTGATAGACCGCCGCCTGCAACGCCACTGAAACCCCGTAGCTCATGCTGCCACCTCTTCACGTGCAAGACAGGTCAGATAGCGCCCCGAGATATCGGGTTCGGTCACCGCCATAATCCGGTAAATCCGCGACCCTTCGCGAAACCGTTGCCCCGCATTTGGCCGCTGCGATGACCCGACAGGCGCCGCCCGTACTGTGACCTTCACATCCAACCGAGACACGCCCACATCTTCGCGATCCCGCTCACCCCCAGACCGAGGTTTCACCTCCGCCCAAACATGGCCAAGCGCGACCCAGCTTTCCACAAAGCCCCCCGCGCCATCCGAATTGCGGGTGACGCTTTCCAGCAGCATCCGACGGTTGAGTTGCGGCTGTCTCATTGCGCGCCCTCCAACCCGATCCGTACCGGGCGGTACCGCGCAATCAGACTGGTAACGCCAAAGGGCATACAGCCCCCCGCCAATGCCGTTTCATTGCGGTATTCGTAAAAGTGCGCCGCCAGCAGCAGTACCGCCTGCTGCAAATCCGCAGGCACGCCCGACCAGGTCGCGGCAAAGCCGACAGACGCCACAATCTCGATCTGCCCACCGCCCACCGGCGATGGCAAACTGGCCCCGGTGCTGCGCAGTCTTGGCGCATGCGCGTCCATCTCAAGCACATAGGCAGAGGCCGCAACTTCGGTGATCTCCTGCTCTGCATCCAGAAGACGCACCGCATCCACGGCACTGACCGGAGCCAAGGGAAAAACCTGGACCGACCCATCGCGCCAATCGGGCAAACGCCACGTCACAATGCGCGACAGCAACAGTTTGCCACAGCGCGCTTCAACCGCCGCCAATGCCGCCCGCAGAAAGCCTTCCAGAACGCTGTCCTGCAACGTGTCCTCAGCAAACCCGGTGCCAAGCCGCAACTGCGCGCGGAACTCTGCCATGGGCAAGACCGATAGCGGCAGCTCTGTTTCATCCATCAGATACATGGACATCCTCCAAACCTCTTGCTCCCCTCACTCTCCCCATCCAGTTAGGGCGCGCACCACGCGTCACTCGGTGGGAGGGGAGCAGCCAGAAACGCGTCTCCGGCGCACGCCCCGGCAAGGCGACCCAACGCCGCCTTGCCCGTCGCGATGCACCCTTAGGACACCGCGAACCGCAGCAGCTTGATCGCCGCAAAGTCGCTCACATCACCGCCCACGCGTTTCGTCGCGTAAAACAGCACATGCGGCTTGGCAGAGAATGGATCACGCAGCACACGCAGATCAGGGCGTTCCGCAATCGTGTAACCGGCTGAAAAGTCACCAAAAGCAATGGCGTCAGCCCCGCTTGCAATGTCGGGCATGTCCTCGGCAATCAGCACCGGATAGCCCAGCAGCCGCGCTGGTTCGCCCGCCGCCAGACCGTCAGACCACAGGAAGCGTCCGTCCGCGTCCTTCAGCTTGCGCACCGCGCCCGCTGTCTTCGAATTCATCACAAAGGTGCCATTCGCCCGGTATTGCGCGCCCAAGGCATAGACCAGATCAATCAGCGCATCGCCGCCGTTGAACCCGGCATCCACGCCGGTGGCGATATACCCCAGATTGCCCCAAGCCCAGCTGGCATCATCCACGATGTTGTGGGTCAAAATACCCGTCGGCTTATCCACACCATCCCCGGTGATAAAAGCCGCCGCCTCAGCCCGCGCAAATTTGTCCGCGATCCGGCCCGCAAGCCAGCCTTCGATGTCAAAGGCACTGTCATCCAGCAGGCGCTGCGACGCTTTGGGCAGCGCCGAAAGTTCGTGCAATGGAATAGAAATGCGCTCAATCGTCGGCGTTCCGGTTTCAGCCGACGCCGATGTCTCGTCCGCCCAGCCCGCGCCGACATCCGTGCTGTCCATCAGGACGTCATAAGAGGTCGCCTCGACCTGCACGACATTGGCAATCGCCCGGATCGACGCAGTTGACGCCAACACAGAATTGACCGTTTCAGAGGTCACCGGATCAACCAGATAGCCACCATCTCCGTTCACCACGGTGGACAGCGCCTTGCCTTCCAACTCCAGCCCACGCAGCCCGTCATCATCGCCCGTGCGCAGATAGGCCGTCATCGCCTTTTGGTGCGGCGCGTCATAATCCGTGCGCTCCAAAACCGGGCGCGCGGCCATCATTGTTTTCTGATCCAACTTGTTCATTCGCTCGTCCTGCTGTTGCAATTTCTGTTCAACACTGGCCCGAAAGCCCTTGAATTCAGACGTAAATCCCGCCACCGCGGCCTTTACCCCCTCTACCGGAGACACATCTTCTCCATTCCGGGCCATCAGCCCGGTTCCCGATTTGGTCATCCTCAACCCTTTCGAAATTTAGTCGCGCTTAACCCTGCGCCATCTGCTGCCGGGCATCGTCAAAAATACCCGCCAAAACCCGCATCATGTCAGCTTCAGGACTGTCTCCTTTCGCTGCCACACGAGCCGTTGGAAGCATTGGAAAGGTCACCAAAGACACCTCCCAAAGGTCCAATTCATTCAAAAGCCTCTGGCCCTTGTCGTCTTTGGCTGCCCGCACGGTGCGATAGCCAATCGACAGCCCATCAATGGCCCCTGCGGCGATCAACGCTGCCGCCTCGCGCCCCTTTGCCACGCTGTCCAGCAAGCGCCCTTTGACATAAAGCCCCCGCGCGTCCTCGCGCACCTCGTCCCAAATACCAATCGGCTGGCTTGGATCATGCTGCCACAGCATCTTCACCGACCGTCCCGCCGCCTTCAGCGCAATCAATGACGCCGCATAGGCCCCGGCCTGCACCACGTCCCCGCCTTGATCGGTCGCCCCAAACAGCGACGCATAGCCTTCAATCACGTTGCCAGCGTCAACCGTCAGACCCGCACCAAACCGCGCAAATTTTCGTTCCAATTCCATATCCATCCCTTTCACGGCCCCACCTGCATCAGCGACTGAAACGCCTGCGCCAGGATCACGCCCACAACGCCATAGACTGTCAGCCAAAGCCGTTTCTCTAACCGTTCAATCATTGTCTCAATGCGATCGAGCCGCTTGTTCAAGCTGTCAAATTGCAGCTTCGCCACCCGCTCATGCGCTTCCAACCGCAGCGCTGGCGCGCAATCAAAGGCCTCAAAGCCATAGCGTTCCCCATCAGCCATCCGCACCCTCCATCATCGGCGGCAAGCCAAGCAGCTTCCGCTTTTCAGCCACCGTCAGGAAATCCGCCGCCTGAACGCGCTGCCACTGGCTTTCGCGTTCCGCACTCAGCGCAGGCACCTGATCCAGATCAGGCCGCAACTGCACAGCATCGCCAGAGAATCCGGTAAGCCAATCGCTCAATCGTCCGGCCACGCGACTTATTAGCGGCAAGACCGTCAGACGGAAAAACGCACGGTGCGCTTCTTGGTAATTGGCATAGGTCGGATCGCCCGGAATGCCCAACAACATGGGCGGCACCCCAAAGGCCAAAGCAATCTCACGCGCGGCGGCTTCCTTGGTCTGCTGGAATTCCATATCCGAGGGCGAAAACCCCATGGGCTTCCAGTCCAACCCGCCTTCCAGCAACATTGGCCGCCTCGCATTGCGCGCGCCCTGATGATGGCTCTCCATCTCGGACACCAATCGCTCATACTGCTCAGGTGCCAAGCTGCCCTGCCCATCGGCGGACTTGTAGACAATGGCTCCCGATGGCCGCGCCGCATTGTCCAGCAACGCCTTTGACCAACGCGACGCGCTATTATGCACATCAATCGCCATGGCCGCGGCCTGCATCGGCGACAGCCCATAATGATCATCCTGCGGATGGAAATTGCGCAGATGACAAATCTGCGACTGGCCAGAAACCTCAAACCGATGTTTGCGCCCGCCGACCGCATACTCATAGGCAGCCGGCCAACCATCCGCGCCGGGCACAACCCGCATCCGGTCCGACCGCAAAACATGCAACTCCACCGGCAGACCAGCCTCGCCGACCGCTTCGACATATCCATCGCCCGACAGCATCAACTGCGCCACCAAAGCCTCAAGGAACTCTGCCCGCCCCTGTGCCAAATTCGGGTGGGCTAACAGAGACAACACCGGATGCACATCGTAGCGTTTGGTCTGATCCTCCAACACCAAGGGCACCGCCGCCGCAGCCTCGGCGATCAGTTTGACGCAGCGAAAGCCCACCGGGTTCCCGGCATAGCCCGTCTTGGTCAAGGACACCGTATCGCGCGGCGACCAGGCAACCCGGCCCGAGGACTGATAAGCCACCACAGGCGCAACCGCGCTGGCCTTCTGCTCAGGCACCTTCGCCGCATCTCGCCTTAGAAACTCAAACACCATCCGGCTTGCCCTCACTTGCATCTCTGTCGCTTCGTTGAAAATCAATCTGCCAGAAACCTGTTAAATCTCTGACACTTGTCCGACCGCTGCCTATGCAACAGCTACAAGGGTCGCACCTTCGGCTGGGTCCATTTCTGCGCGGGCACCAGCATCAGATCGGTCAAAGCCCATACCAAGGCATCCACCCGGTCCGGCGATCCGTCCCCCTCAAACCCCTGCGCCCCCATAAGACACATCTGATCCTCTAAATCGCCAAGTCCGCGCAGATGTTGGATGCGCCCTTGCTCATATAAGGCCGCCACAGGTTCTGCCCGAGCGACCTTGCCACGCGACGCCCGGACCGCCCGATAGGACATCAACGGGTCCACCTGCCGCAAAACGCTCTCCACTAGATCGCCCCCCTGGTTGACCTCCGCCACCAGCCGATCTGCCCCCCAACGATGCGCCGCCGCACAGGCCGCTTCTGCCCAGCCCTGCGGCGACAGCCCCGCAACCGAGGCATCCTCCAAGACAAAAGCACGCCAGTCCTGCGGTGGCCCCGCCATAGTCGCGCCAACCACAACAATCCCACAGGCATCCGACTGCGTCGTCCCGGTCACCGGCGGGTCCACTGCCACCACCACCCTGTCCAGATCCGGCGCGGTCTCAACCTCCGCCCGATCCATCATCGCGCGCGTCCACAAAGCGCCCTCAATATCGGCCATCAACAGGCCCTCAAGCTCCTGCCGCCCAAGCCGCGTCCCGGCATAGCGCCGTTCGACTTCTTCAAGGAAACTCTGCGCCAGATTGGCCCGGTTGGCCTCTGTCGGCGCATGGCTCTGCACCGTGCCTGCATCCGCCAGCAACTGCCGCAACACCGGCACATTGCGCGGCGTGGTCGTCACCACCTGCTGTGGATGATCCCCCAACCGCAAGCCAAATTGCAGCATGTCCCACGTGGCCTCCGCGTTCTTCCACTTGGCCAATTCATCCACCCAGGCGGCATCAAACTGCGGCCCCCGCAAACGATCCGGGTCATGCGCCGAATAGGCCTGCGCCGCGGCTCCATTCGGCCACACCAGCCGCCGCCGTGTCTCCTGCCAAATGGGCCTGCGATCCGGCGGCGAACAGGCCAATATCCCGCTCTCGCCATGCACCATGACCTCGCGCACTTGCTCCAGTGTTTCACCCACCAGCGCCACCCGTGTCGCTTTCCCCGCGTCCAGCGGCATCGGCCCTTCCACCATGTTGCGCACCCATTCCGCCCCGGCCCGTGTTTTCCCAGCCCCGCGCCCGCCCAGAATGACCCAGGTCTTCCAGTCGCCTTCCGGCGGCAGCTGATGATCCATCGCCCAAAACTCAAACAAATAAGGGAGAGCCAGCAGCTCTCCCTCTTCCAATTCATCGAGAAATCTCTCCTGCACCGCAGCATCGGCGGAGGCGATCCAGGCGGCACCGGATCGTAGATCGGGCCCTAGCAAGGTTGACGGCAT